GTGTTATCGTGCTGTCATCCCACGGACGGACTGATGGCCACAGACGTAGAGTCCCACGCACCGGCAGACCAAGCAGAGGCGACCCGCTGGAAGCACACTCGCAACCGGCGCGCCATCCAAGAGGGCACGTGGCGCCCGCTCCTGAAGGAGCACCTGCAGGTACACCTGGCGCCCACGCGGGTCCAGAACCTCGGCCACGTCGTCATCACGGTCAACCTGCAGCAGTCTGTCGCGTCTCAACTCGCGGTGCTCTACGACAAGGAGCCGACGGTCACGCTGGACGGTGATTCAGCCACTGACGATGAGGCTGACGCCGTCCGAGAGATGTTCACCGAGGCCCGAACGTGGACCATGCTGGGGCGCAACAACGAGTCGACCATCGCCCTCCGAGAAGGGTTGGTGCGCATCGGCTGGTCAGCATCTGCCAAGCTGCCGACTCTCCGAATCGTGACGCCTGACGTCGTGCACGTGAAGCACACCCCGGGCGACGTGTCCGACATCACTGGGATCATGGAGTGGCGAGCCCGCTCATGGACCAACCACGAGGACAGGCGCGTCACGTCAGGCTTCTACGACGTGTGGGACATCTCCGACCCAGCGGCGCCAGTGTTCAAGATCACGAACGCAGGCGGCGAAGACTGGTCCGACAAGTTCCCGGAGTCGATGCCGGCAGACGGCAAGTATCCGTACCGCTGGCCCGCTAGCGATGGGTTCCCCGAAGGCACGCCGTTCCTTCCGTGGGTGCTCTACCACGCCGAGGACAGCGGCCGTACATGGGACTTCCGCAAGTGGACCGAGATCTATGAGGGCACGCTGGACGCTGGCGTACTCTGGTCGCTGTTCTTCCACTGTGCCCGGGATGCCTCGTGGCTCCAGAAGTACACGATCGATCTCTTGCTTGGTGGCACGACCACGGTGAAGATTGGCGGAGAGGTCTCACAGTCGGTAGAGACGAGCCCATCGACCGTGCTCCAGTTCTCCACGAAGGGCGACAAGGCTGGCTCTGCAGGCACCTTCGCCGCACCCATGAAGCCGGCTGAGTTCGCTGCAGCAGTCATCGACTACACGCAGACGATCGTGTCCCACATCGGCATTCACCCGGCAGACCTCGAGCGGAGCACTACGGCGCAGAGCGGGTACTCGATTCAACTCAAGCGGTCTGCCCAGCGCCGGCTCGGCCTCAAGTTCGAGCCACAGTTCAGGCGGGGAGACCTCGAGCTGATGCCGAAGATGGCGCAGGTGAGCAACCTGCACGCCGGTACCAGCCATCCGATCGAGGGCTACGGCATCACGTACAAGCCTGCAGACGACTCCATCGACGAGCGGCAGGCGGAGCTGGACTACCACCTCGCACTCGTCGCTGCCGACCAGATGTCGAAGGTGGAGCTCTACCGAAGCCGCCACCCCGGCACGAGCGACGAAGAGGCGATGTTCGCCCTTGTGAGCATCGAAGCAATCAACCGCGGGATCAGCGCGACGGCAGACGTCGAAGTTGACGAGGCCCGCGCCGAGATCGAGGAACAGATCGCCGCCGCCAAGGTGGAGGCGGGGGTCAACGAGTCGTCCGAGTAGGGCGCAGGAGGGGAGCATGGGTTGTTCGATTTGTGGCGAGAAGTCGCCGAAGCTGACCCTGAGCGGAGACATCGGGGGGATCTGCGATCAGTGCCTCGCCAAGATGTACGGAACGCTGCTGCAGAACAGCCTCCTGGCCGTCGTCTACGAGAAGCGGATCAACATGGTTCTCGGTTTCATGCGGACACTCGACAGTGACGATCCGGCCTTCGCGGAGATCGCTGGCCTGCTCAACCCGCAACCGCCCGCAGAAGAGCCGCCTGCTGACGCCGAGACGCCCCCCGATGAGGTGGAGTGATGGCCGACGACCCGAAGGCACCAGACCTCGCGGCGCAGATCGCTGGACTCGAGGCCAAGAACCGCACCCTGCGCGAAGAGAAGCGCGGGCTAGAGGGCAAGGTCACTCAACTCGAGTCGGCCGCCCTGACCACCACAAGCACGCACGAGGCTGCCCTCGCTGCCGCAGCCGCCTCTACCGCTGAAGCGCAGTCCGCCTACGCGGGCAGTCAGCGCGAAGTCGCCTACGTCACCAACGGACTGACAGACCAGAAGGCCCGCCAGTTCGCAGAGTTCGAATACAGCCAGATGGACGAGGCCACTCGCCCGAACTACGGCGAGTACCTGGCGAGCATCACGACTGCCGAGACCATGCCCGCGTGGCTCAAGGGGTACATGACTCCGGCGCCTCCTGTGACCGATCCTGCGGCCTCTGACACAGTCCCTCCGGGTGACCCCGCGGCACCGCCCGCGCCGGTTGGAGACGTGCCACCGCCGCCCCCTGTCGCAGCACCTGCCCCGCCTGCTCCCCCCACCGCTCCGCCCATCCCGGCAGACGTTGGGGCAGCACCAGTCGGCGCTGGTGGCCCGCCTACCGCGCTCGACTTCGCCAACATGACGGCGGACACCTACGCCGAGAGCCGGAAGGGCATCTACAAGGACGTGGAGTAGGGCGTCGCTCGCCTTACCGTCTGTCCCATGCTACGGTAGTCACGTGAAACGCATTCAAGCCATCACCTCATCGTTGTCGAGTCAGTATCTTCTGGGCTCCAGCGGGGAGGTCCGTGGCTAGCGAAAAGCATCGCTCTACCGGCCTCCCCAGGGAAACCTCGGGAGGCTTTTTTGTTCCTTGACATCGTGATGAGAGCATCGACCGCCTACCCCAACGGCAGAGGGTCCGGAGTCAAATCCCGGTCAGTCTCGGTTCGAATCCGAGGGCGGTCACCAAGGGCGGGAACTACAGCGCCTGGAGAGCGCTGGTCGGGCTGTAAACCCGATGCTTCGGCTGCGTGGTTCGACTCCACTCCCTCCCACCAGGGCCTCTACCCCAACGGCAGAGGGTCGCGGTTCAGGACCGCGTAGTTCTGGGTTCGAATCCCAGGGGGCCCACCATTTCGCTTCGGTAGCCCAACGGCAGAGGCGCAGGATCGAGGGTCCTGTCAGTGAGGGTTCGAATCCCTCCCGGAGCACTGTCGAGGAAGGTGATCCCAGTGTGGACCGGGGCCCGGCTGCTAACCGGTGTGGGGGAGACCTCGTGGTTCGACTCCACCGCCTTCCGCCATTTCTGGGGAGTAGCCAAGTGGTAAGGCACAGCGCTTTGGACGCTGGCACCGTGGGTTCGACTCTCACCTCCCCAACCACTTACGGAGGGTACCGCTGTATGGACGGCGACTGGTCTTGAAAACCAGGGGGCGGTGAAACGTCGGGGTTCGATTCCTCTACCCTTCGCCATATTGTCAGAATGTCCATCGGTTGACAACCTGTCGCGGCACGGGTTACTCTCTACACGTCTCCTCGGAGACCGACTGACCGCCGCTAGCGGTGCCGCCATGGCACGATCCCCTCCCCGTGGGCAAGAATGGTCGGGGCGACTGGCAGCCGTAAGCTGTGGCCTTGGGAAGGCCTCGAGCCCAGACGTGGGGCGTTGACACACGAAGCAACGCATCCCACGAACGCCTGCTCCAGGATCAACCCATGGCTGACGAATTTCAGTATTCCGGCATTGGTGACCTTCGTGTCACTTCCCTCCTCCACCAGGAAATGCGCTTCCTCCTGATGGACCCGACCGACCTCCGGTCCACCCTGATCAACGTGCCTCACCCGCTTGACGGCTCTGCGGCTATCAAGCAGTCCCAGATCCAGATGGGCGGCGCGATGGCGGCCCCGGGTCAGGTGACTCAGGTGTCGAACACCGCAGTGACTGACGCCTCCTTCTCGCTCACCGTTGCGCACTACGCGCTGCAGCACGAGATCGGCTACCTCGCCGAGCTCACCAGTGGCCAGAACGACTCCGGCATCCGCCTCCTCGCGCAGAAGATCGTCGGCTCCGCGACCCTGACCCTGACCGATCTGGTGGTCGCGCTCTTCCCGTCCCTCTCGAACAGCGTCGGCACTTCCGGCGTTGACCTCGACGTGGACGACATCTACGACGCCATGTATCAGCTCCACAACTCGCTGGTGCCCGGCCCCTACAACTGCGTCCTGTTCCAACAGCAGTGGAACGACTTCCAGACCAGCCTCCGTGGCGAGACTGGCGCGATGCAGTTCCAACAGCCCACGGCTGACATGCTCGCACTCCGCGGGCCTGGCTACCAAGGCATGTGGAACAACATCAACTTCTGGAGCTCTGACAGCGTCACGGCAGTCGGCGGCGCAGCCAACAGCAACGGCGCCATGTACGGAGACGGGGCGTTCGCCTACACCGAAGCACCGGTCTCGAAGCTCATCCAGTACGCCGACAAGATCGAGGCGATGGAAGGCTCGAGGATCTTCGTCAACGCGACCAACGTGGCGGACACCGGCAAGGTCCGACTCAACGGCCACTACTTCCCGGCAGTCGCCGAGGTGGAGGACGCGCGCGGCGTCGGCATCATCACCGACCGATAGACCGATCCACGGTGAGGGCGGCGGGTTCTAACGAGCCTGCCGCCCGACCCACATAGAGAGGGGAAAGAGACGATGGCAGGAACCTACGGAGAATCCAAGCGGCAGCAATCCAACCCGCTCACCAGGGACCGCTACCCTATCCAGCACAACGAGCCGTTCTTGTTCGTGCACATGCCCACCCACTGGGAGCTGGTGACCGTAGACGGAGAGCCCATGTGGCTCCCCAGAGTCGGGCAGCAGCCACTGGCGCGCGGCGCAAACGGAATCGAGGGGGACGCCAAGCACCGGGACCCGAGCGTCTACGCCGCCAAGTTCAAGCGCAAGGGCGGCACAGTGATCGAACCCGATGATCAGCGGCTCGGCCCATACCAGAACTATGTCCTTGAGGTCGAGTGTCAGGAGCGGGACGGCTCGGTCGGCACGTTCCATCACACCGAGTTCGAAGAGCTCAACGTGATCGGCGGTCGCACGATCCCGAAGCACAACGCCGAAGCCTACCAGGCCTTCCAGTTGCACCTGCTCACGGCTGGCATCGTCAAGCCCATGAGTGAGGTCGTACTCGACGTGAAGGTTGACGGCCAAGAACGGCGCGTCCAGAACCAGCGGCGGCGAGCCGGCGCGAACAAGCATCTGGCCGGGGACATGGAAGACTCGATGTCCGTCCTCGAAGCGATGCGTCCGGCGTGGGAAAAGCAGTTCGGCACCAAGCCGCAGGCAAAGAAGGCCCCCAAGAAGGAGGCAAAGTAGCATGGGACAGAACAAGCCCCCCACCCTCCGGATCAATCGGAACACCCCGAGGCGGCGGGCACTTGACGCGCTCAATGCGATCGAGTCCGGCCTGTCCGCTGCTGGTGCCGACCTCTCAACGATGTCCTACGAGTCGCTCATCGAGCGCGCTGACGGGCTCACCGATCAGGTCGCCCTGCTCGCCGGTGCAGCCTACGACCTCCGAGACGGCGTGTCTCCCCCGGGCGAACTGGCCGAAGAGCCAGAGCCTGACCTCGGGGTTGATACCCCGCTGGCCCCCCACCCGAAGCCCTCGCCGGCACCAGAACCGAAGCGCAAGGCGAAGCCGAAGGCCGCCCCGAAGCGCAAGGCCAAGAGGAA